ACTAGGAAGATTTAATCCTTATAATTGGTACACAGGTAATATGGACGAAGTAGCAATTTGGAATACAGCATTAGACGCAGATGCTGTAGAAGCAATATACAACAATGGAGAACCTGTCGACTTATCTGATTCTGGTAATTATGATAATAGTGGTGATTTAGTTCATTGGTGGCGAATGGGAGATGGAGATACGTATCCTACAATAGAAGATAATGCGGGTAGCAATAATATGACCATGACAAATATGGCAAGCGGCGATATAGAATTAGATGTACCGGCTGCGTAAAATAAAATAAATAATAAAATTTTATAAAAAATATTTGGATTTATAAATAAATAGTTTATATATTTGCATAAAATATATAGATTATGAAGTTTAAACCAAATGGATCGTGGGTTGTCCTTCCAGACCCAAGTAAAGCAAAAACTGACTCTGGTATTATATTAGATAAGAAAACTGCTAGAGCAAAATCCACAAACATTTTAGAAGTATTGGCTGTAGGACCTGGTTGTACATTTGTAAAACGAGGCGATACTGTTATGGTAGATCCTAGAACAGAAGCTGTAATAGCTGATATAGAGGATAAGGAGTACTTATTAGTAGGGGAACATCAATTATTAGGGAAATGGTAAAGGGATCTGTAACTATTTCTATAGATGATTTCCAAGCTTTGCTAGATACTAGAGTTACTGCAGAGGAATTAAAGGAAAAAACCGAATTAGCTGCTAAAGAACTACAAGTATTTTTATCTTTTCTTTGTACTCGTGAAAATATTGAGAAATATGTAGAGGAATTTAATAAACAATCTAAAACTTCTACAATAAATATAAAAGGTGGAATTGCTAATATAAGATTAAATGACAGTAAGTGAGATTGAAGTAGAAAATGCAGAAGAATGGTTAGAGACTTTAATAAGTTTAGAGAAACAATTAAAAATAGTGAAAGTTTTAGGAAATAAAGATACTAAATGGAGGACAGAGTCAGGGATGACAAAATCTGGATGGTATATAAAAGTTTTAGCTGATAAGAAATGAGTTTTAGAGCAGTAATAAAAAATAGATATGGTAGACTAGGGGCTGTAAGAGGCCGCAGATGGACAATTCGTAGAGATGAAGATAACAAACTAACTGAGGTTAAAATGATTTTTAATCCTAGTGAATATATAAAATTTAAAAATTCCCGTAAAATGTATGGGGATAGAGCATTAATTAAAATATTAGACGATGAAAAAGAAAAAAATAACAGTTAATATAGATACAACTTATAAGTATTTACAAATATGGAATGGTATCTTTGATATGACAAATAAAGAAGTAGAAATCTTAGCAGCTTTTATTGACGTCAACAATATAACGGAAGAAGTTAATATATGTTGTGTTTTAAATAAAAAAGCTGTAGCTAGAAATGTAGGGATTAAGGATCATAATACACTTAATAATTATATAAAAAGATTTAAAGATAAAGGAGTACTATTAAAAAGAGAGAGTGGTTATATACTTAATTCTTTACTTTCCCCTGAAACAGAAAACGTAGAAATAACAATTGTACGTGATGCTTGAATTTATAGAAAGATTAGTAATAACTAGATATGTAATAGGTCCTTATGAGATTTTTATATTACAAAATTCTCGAGGAGAGTTAATAACAATAAAAATAGATGAATATGAGCAATAATAATCCTCCATCATTATTTCAAATGATGAGAAGTTTTACTAAAGAATTAACTAAATATATTTCAGAAGGTGCTCCGAATGTTAGTTCAGAAGAATATGCGGATAGATTAGCTGTGTGTGAAGAATGTCCTAGTTTAATTAAGGATAGTATGAGATGCGGGCTATGTGGATGTTTAATAGAACATAAAGCAAAATGGAAAACGACTAAATGTCCTGATAATCCGGAACGATGGAAACCACAAAATATATGTAATGAACAAAAACAAGAAAATAATAATTCAGATACTGGCGACCAAATACAACCTTCCGTTGATAAAGATAGAGAAAATAATAAATCATCAATTTAAGTTTGTAAGTAAAATAATAAAAAAGGGGGGATTTGAAGCAGTACGTCTCCCTTATTTTGGAAGGTTTAGCGTAAAGGAAAACAGAGTAAAGGCAATAAATAGATTAAAGAGTAAAAAAGATGAAATTAAAAGATGATTTAATTTATATTAAAGATAATATGGCTATTCCTAGTAATTATGCTTTGACGATTAAAGAGTTTAAAAAATTAAAAGTGGAGGAATTAGCATTTGTATACTTTATGATAGATCATAGATCTCCTTTTGCAGTTTATGATTGGGAACAGCGTTTAAATGAAGTAAAAAATAGTATCTTTGAAAAAGAAAGTAAATTTAAAATTTCTCCACAAGTGTATAAAGCTTGTACTAAATATGAAAAGTTAATAGAAACTTCAGCGGTTAAATTATTAAAAGCTGCTAATGAATCAGTTGTAAAGTTGGAGAAATACTTTAGAGATGTGGATTTAACATTAGTAGATGATAATGGTAGACCTATTTTTCATGCAAAAGATTTAATTAATAATCTTGAAAAGATGGGAAAAGTAGTTGATGGGTTAACTAGACTAGAAGAAATAGTTAAAAAAGAGGAACAAGCTTCTAATACTAATAGAGGAGGAATAGAAGTTAATAAATATAGTATGTAATGGATTTTTTAGAAGATTTAGAAATGTATGAAAAAGCAATGAATAATGCTTATGATATAATTACTAAAAAGAAAACAATCGATGACATTTATTTTGATCTTGAAGATGATATGTATAATGAGTATTATTTACCGTTTGATCCTGTTACTGAAGATGGGAGAACCGCATCTATTATAGATATGGTAATAGAATATTATACAAATACAGAGGAATATGAAAAATGCGCAGAATTAGCAAAGATTAAAAATAAATGTTCAAAGACACAGACAGAATAAGACCGGCTGCACTTAATTTTATATCTAAAGGATATTATACATCAGCTCTTCCAGGTACTAAAGATTACTATGATTTTTGGGATAAGGAGCAAAAAAGATGTATGTATGGATATAAAATAGACGAATTACATATTACTGGATTTCATTATTTTTATTTAAATTATTGTCCTATTGATAGAGCTGTAGATGAAGAGCTACCTGATGGCACTATACAATCTAAACGTGAACGAACTTTTCCTAGATTTTATGATGGAGATTGGGAATATTTTCAAGAAATAGATAAAGCTAGAAAAGAAAATAAACATATGATTGTCCTTAAAGCAAGGAGAAAAGGATATTCTTATAAAGCTGGAGCGATGTTAGCTCGTAATTATTTTTTTATTAGAAACTCTAAAAATTTCGTATTTGCTTCTCAGAAAGAATATTTAATTGGAGATGGGTTACTCTCAAAAGCTTGGGAGTTTTTATCTTTTATAGACGATCATACTGCATGGGCTCAACCTAGATTAAGGGACAGAGAAATGAATAAAATGTCTGGGTATAAGAAAAAGGTAAATGGGATTGAAATTGAAATGGGGATGAAATCTCAAATAATGGGGGTTAGTCTTAAAGATGCCCCAGACAAAGTGAGGGGAAAGGCAGGGGAATTAGTTTTCTTTGAAGAGGCTGGTTCTTTTCCTGGACTTTTAAAAGCTTGGGAGGTAACTATGCCAACTATGAGGCAAGGAGCTAAAACATTAGGGATGATGATTGCGTTTGGTACAGGCGGTACAGAAGGTGCTGATTTTGAAGCAATGGAAGAGATATTTTATAATCCAGCTGCATATGACTGTATGGATTATGAAAATATATGGGATGAAGGGGCTTTTGGAACTACTTGTGGATACTTTATTCCAATACAGACGAATTTAGATGGGTTTATAGATTCTGTAGGAAATTCTAAAAGAGATCCTGCTACTGAATATGAAAAGGAAATGAGGGAAAAGAAGAAAGGTGCTGCTGATGCTAAATCATTAGACCAATATATAGCTGAGCACCCTTTTTCTCCTCAAGAAGCAACATTACAAGTAACGGCTAATTTATTTGATATAGCCTCTTTACAGGAACAATATAATATTATAAAGGCAAGGGGTTTGCATGCTATAGGAACTATTGGTAAGTTATATAATGACTCTCAGGGAAAAGTAAAATTTACTGTTGATGGAAATTTAAAACAAATAATTAAATACCCTCATAGAAAAGATGATGATAAAACTGGGGCAGTCGTTATATATGAGGCCCCATATAAAAATGAAAAGCAACAAATTCCTCATAATTTATATGTGATTTGTCATGACCCTTATGGACAAAATCAATCTGCAGATTCTACATCATTAGGAGCTGCTTATGTATTAAAACGTCCAAATAATTTATCTCAACCAGATGATATTATTGTAGCATCTTACGTAGGAAGGCCTAATACTCAAGATGATTATAATAGAAATTTATTTTTACTTGCAGATTACTATGGATGTAAAATAGGATTTGAGAATGATCGTGGAGAGGTTATAGCATACGCAAAAAGATTTAGAAAGTTACATAAACTTCAAGAAGAATTTGAAATGTTAGATAAACGAGAACTTAGAAGTAGGACAGTAAAACGTCAATATGGAATGCATATGACTGAGGCTAGGAAGCGCCAAGGTGAAATTTATATAAGAGATTGGTTAAATACTCCTAGAAATACTAGTGAAGATGGAAAACAAATATTAAATTTGCATAAAATATATGATCCTGCATTATTAACAGAGTTAATTAAATTTAATCATGTAGGTAACTTTGACCGTGTAATGGCATTAATGATTGGAATGTATCATACAAGAGAATTATATAATGCAGAGGTTAAGGATATATTAGAGGATAGGGCTTCAGATAAATGGTTTGATAAAAATTATTATTAGTATGAAAAAAAACAAAAAAAAGTTACCTTATAACCCTCTACCGGAGTACTTAGCAATAGGTCCGTCACAAATTCATGGAGCTGGGATTCTCGCTATAGAAGATATTCCGGGGGAGGTCGTTATAGGTATAACTCATGTTTATGATCCTAATTTTCAACATAATTATATTAGAACTCCTTTAGGGGGTTTTATTAATCATTCAGAAATTCCTAACTGTGAATTAGTAGAAGACGAAGAA